AACTCCAAGAACGGTGTGAAGTACTTCTTTGCCTTGACAGCCGTTTTTTTGTAACCTGTCGATGTCCTTGCCTCGCCGCGCTGTTTGGCTTTCATAACTCCTGTCAACAGGTCTATAAACATAGCCCCAATAGTGACAGCGATACATAAGGCAATCAGCACGATGTGTGTCATCATGTGTTGTTGGATAAAGTTGTAAATTACATCTTTCATTTTGTCTGTTTTTAAGATTAATACTATATTTGCATGTGTTTTTCATAACCCAACAGACCTGGCGAGGTTTGCATAAGTTTTTTCCCTGCTGCCTGCGAAGGCATGCAGGGAGTTTTTAAGTATCGCAACAAATTAAACTATATTCCCATTATAGTCTCTCCAATTTTCCCCATCAGAAAATATCATTTTATTTAACGAAGTATCATAATACTCTTGCATTGGGTTTATAGGTGATGGTCTTTCGCTTGTATCTCCCCATTTCTTTAGCTTAGAAGAAATGCATTTAAATCTTTTACCATATCCTTTTTCAAAAACATAGTATGATATATCGGAATTTATCTCCCCTCCCCATGCGCCTACAGAAATTTCCTTGAAAGGATAAGAATTTTCGCCTTTATAAGGACCTGACGTAAAATAAGTTTCCGTTTGCAGAGAAATTATATTAATGTTATTAATCGCATACGGATATTGTTCCTCAGATTCCTTTCCATTGTATGTAAACAATCCCAAATATCTACATTTTTCCAAAGTTAAGTTAATAAATGTATTGGGATGCTCTCCGCTATATTTATAATCATCATCTGAGTCAGGATTCTCATTTTTAACGTTTCCAAATGTAATACCATACCAACACCCCCAGGCACGGCAATCACATACCAGATAATGATCCCCTCGCGTTTGAAATCCTTCGTAAAAATGATTAACTATCATACCGGTTATTCTGTTTCTAGTTCCAAAATTAGAGGTATCAGCGAATCGCACCCCCACAAGTTTTTTATTAAATTCAGCGTCAAATTCCTGACTGAATAGTCTATGGTCTCTTACTTCCAAGGTGCAATCCGTGATGATCGAAGTAAAACAGTTGGCTAGATTTATTCCTAAAAACGGCTTACGCTGATTAGGTACAGATATATAGATGTTCTCCATCTGTATTTCGGGCATCCACTTTGAAAAATTCATACCCTCGTTTACGTGCAACGCACCAAATATGGATATCTCCGTATTCAAGTCCGTAATACTGTTGGACAGTTTGTCCGATATATTAAACCTCACGCCATTATATGACTTCCCGTAGTTATCGCATTCTATATTCTCGGAATGTGCTGCTGTTAGTCTAAGGTAGTCTACCGATTTGTTTCTGCCGCACAAGCAAATGCAATACAACTTGCCATCTATGCCCTTATGATACGAGTCAATAGAATAGTTACCGTTCATAAACAGTACATTTAAACTTCTGTTCTGTACTGCGTCTAACACTATTTTATAAGCAACTGCTTTCAATGCTTCATCCCTTGGTGAGCCGTCGCGATAACTAAGTCCTACTCTCACGGTCTCTGCACTATTCCACGTAATGACCCCGTTCTTATAGTCATCAATATTAATTTTACTACCACCCTTAGGAGTAATGTTCAACTTCATAATATATTTATCCGAATTGTACTCAATGAAGAACCATCCATGACACGGAAGCCATTCGGAAGCTACCCAATTCGGATCTCCAGGTACAAGCTCTCCTGCACCGTTAAAATCGCCATCTTCTGTGAAGGCTATCGGAGTGGTGCGTTCTCTAGATATACCATCAATCAGTGTTTGAATCTGTCGTTCATCATTAATCCCTGTACATACTAGATCAGCCAACGCCTTGTCCCTTTCGGACGAGTCACTTGCTGCTACTATTATATCGCATTTATATCCTATTTTTAAGGACTTCTGCGTTTTTATTTTTTCAATCTCAGAAGCGTTTTGTTTCAACATCTCCTGCTCTGTTACGTCTGATATTTTTAGTATAATTGATGTGTCATTATTCTGAGACAAATGATTTTTAGACCATATATATACAGAGCTGTTAAATGTGGAAGATGGCTTTATTTTTTTTAAAACCCATGTCGTTGTATCTTCCGAATATACTTGCTCAATATTAGCTCCTTCGTCGTCTGTTATCCCAACAGTACCATAAACCAGATTAATATCGGATTTAATACTTAATTCATAAATTCGACCTCCTACAAATCTAAAACTGCTATATGAATACACTTTATCCTCATCAATCTTCATAACTATATTTTCATTAAAATCACATGAAGACAGAACTCTGACGGTATTAAGCAGTTCTGACGTGTTTGTTCTGTACGCATTGTACTCTTCATATACTTTTAATGACAAATTAGAATTATATTCTTCTCCTTCAGGTAAAAATGTATCAATATTAATGGAAAGAGGACTCATTGATTTAGATTCGTACAATATATTATATATTTTACCGAATTCAGTTGGCATAGTTTGGCTATAAACAACAGGACTACCGCCATCTTGAATTACTGTAGCTATGATTTTCTTAAAAAAACCTTGAGGGGAAGAAAAAGTGATTCTATATACGTTATTCGGAAGTATGTTAGACACGCTAATTTTAAACGACCGATTCCCATACAAAACATATCTCTCATCTTGATATAGTATACCCTTGGGATTACTTGAGCTCATTATAGTATTACTATAATTCAAGTTTGCAGAATTCTTCTGTATTGTAGGTATTTCCTGTTCAAGTGCTATAATTCGTTTATTCAGACCGCAGACAAGACTTAATTTTGTTTCTTTTAAAATATCATCCAAAAGAGAACCATTTTTATATTTTATAGCAACTCTTATAGCATTACTCTTATTTTCCAATATAGTTCCCGGGGTATAGTTATCTATATTTTCCCTTGTTGTTCCATCTCCTTTAAACAAATTGACTTTTATTTCTATGTCATCCCTATCTACCATAAGATAAAATGAGCCGCTGCACCTAATCCAATCCGATGCTACCCAATTCGGATCTTCGGGTACAAGCTCTCCTGCACCGTTAAAATCGCCGTTAGAATATTTAGAAATTACTAAATTACCAATATTCCCATTCAATTCGGCTAGCTCTTCCGTAAGGTTTTTACGCGTAGTCGGATGTACCACCGCATCAGTGGTTGTAGCAGGGTAAATGGTCTGCCCGCCTTTGGTAAGTTTATGAATTTTAGCCATATAATTCTTATTTTAATTCGTAAATTTATTCTTTATCGGTTCCCGATTAAAGGGAACCACTCAATACATCTTCGTATTCCTTATCGGAAATAGGAGAGGAAGAAAGCATCTCATTCTGCACATCCTTTACCACAGAGTCCTTTAATTCGGTACGCTGCTCCTCTGTCATGGATTCCCATGTCATTGGGTCTCCCTTATCACCTTTCTGGTAGTTTGGGTAAACATCAATTGTACCTGTACTGTCATCAGACTTGCCATTGACAAGAACGATGCCTGTAAACTCCATGGATACAAGGTTACAGATACCATCAGCAAAATCAGCATCAGTAAGGTAATACTCGCGTCTGACCGTCAGGTTGCCCGTACGCATGCCATGATTATCAAACACAACCAGCAGGCTGCCATCATCCAGCCTGCGACAGTTCTTGTAATCGTGTCCATCGAAAGAGGCAACAACGGGTTTCGACAATACTGTTTGATAAGTAAACCGGAAAGGAGTTTTCAGGTCTCCATTCAGGTTTTTCTCTATGATTTTAAAATCGGACTGATAATTGATTCTCATAAAACTATAATATTGATGTCACATCGTCAATTTCCTCGGCTGTTAAGTATCCCGACAGGTCTATACTTCCACTTCCTCCTGTCGTGCCTGTGGCACTCCATGTGCCTTTTGTTTTGCATTGATAGATTGGTCCCGGTATGGTATCACCTACTACAGCCCAATCACCTACAACCGGGGATGGTATAGCAGCCTTCAACGTCTCGATAGTAGGATATAGCCCCTTGCTGCGGGTGCTGCTTAATTTTATTTTTTCGACTTCAGTGGAAGTCTTGCTAAAATTACTGTTGATGCGGTCGGCAGCATCAGACCAGGTACCTGTTTTAATGACTGTATTGAGTTCCATATTATTTCTTCACCTTTAAAATCCCATTAGTTATAATACCTTCCACCGTCTCATAATCCACATAGACCTGTCCGGTACCGACATCATCCTTACCGGGCCAATGACTGCAACTTATATCCGCCACATACTTAGACACGCTTACCCCATTATATACCGATTTCATCCCTATCAATAATGTTTCACCTTTAGATCCGTAAAACGAGACGTTGTTGGGATTTAACAGGATATCCGTTTTTTCAACATGATTCTGTATTCTGATACGCTCCGGATATACAGTCGTTTCAAGCGCCAGTTGATCATTGACATACTTTCGCAAGATGAGATCGCCATATTCCCACTCGTCCGATGATTTGTCAAATCTTAATATCAAGGTGGCATGTCCTTCAGTCGTGTACATTTCAAGAGTATTTTTATCCGGATCAATGACAATGCGTTTCCCGTCAACAGATGTTTCTACTTTTCCGCGGAAAAATCCGCCCAAGGCTTCAACCACACCTCTGAACTTACCACCCAAGGCATAAATATAGCCACGAAGGAACGTATCGCCACCATGAGTGGCAACAAAGTTCGCCATATTCGCCCATTCCGTATCTGTGGGCTGGTAATCGGGGTCATTACGAAACCTCATCACGGTTCTAATAGCCTGTTCAAGTTTTCCTCCTGCCCAAAATGCTACATCATCATCATCATTGTATATGCCGCTAACTCCGGCTGTGACCTTTTGCATCTTACCATCCTTGTAGTTGCCCAGTTGAATCATATTGGCAAGAATCAGACCACCAAGAATATCCACAGAACCATCTTTGATCGCACTGGCGATATAATTGATTGACTGAAAACCGGCTGTTGCCTTGTCGTTATCCAAAATGGACGGTTTCCAGTCTGTGGCAATGGTTCCACGCTCTAATTGAAGATCACAAATGGTTGCGGTACCACTGAGCATGAAAATACCTGTACCGTTAAATGCGAACTTGAAAGTGTATCTTTGATAACCGGACGCAAGAGGCTGAGTTGTGCTGAAATCGCCACACGAAACAGCCACTGATGCACCTTTTGCTTTAAATGATATAACATAACTTTCTCCTTTAATTAAGGCCACCGATTGTGACAGGCTGCCGATTGCGGCGGAATACCCGGAACCGGCAGAATCATCGGCAGATACGGTAGCTACACCTGTCCAATACTTTAATTGCTTGCTATATAGTTCCTTGTCAGGCATAAGCTCATCGGAAGAAGACAGTTGCTCACTCTCATAGTCACCGGTGAATCCGCTATTCCGTAACAGGTTTACCGACCCTAGATGCACGGCATTATATATCTCATCGGGAAGGTCGGTCAGATTGGCGGAACCGGTGGAACCTTCTTGAATGTGAAGCTTTCCTTTCAATTCCACGCCTTCACCTTGGGTGAACTTAACAAAGCTGTTACCATCACGGTCCCCAATATACGCATCACCGTACACATGGAAAAACGCCTTGTTGTTAGTTTTGTCTACGCCATACTCAACATACTCCTTGTTCAAGTAGGAGTAGGAGTCTATACCGTGATACAGAGTAACACTCGGGCTGAACACATCGGTAGAAGAGAAAACAATGGCATTCTGTGCGTCAATATTGCTTTCATCCGTCACGTCCTTGTTGTCAATGCCTTTCCATTTGATTCGTGCACCAAGGTGGGCTACAGTATCACCCTTTGCCGGGATGTCACTGCCTGTGTCGCAATCCGCCATGCTGAGGTCAATATAGTGCAATTTGTATATGCCGACATTGATAGGCTCTTTGCTTGCCCCTACACATAAACGCCAATAATAATGGTTCGCTACCTGTTGGTATTCTCCCGGTTTTTGTATGTTGAAGTTTTTGCTCTGTACCTGGAAACCTGCACGGAAGCGGTTCTTCCACACCGTCCTGCTCGGCAAGGAAGAAACATCTGTACACGCCTTCGGGGACGCCATTGTCTACCGTTTCTTTATCCATCAATTGGAGTTCACTGCCATCTGCAAGCAATATAGGATTCCCGTCTGCCATTGAAAGTATGGGCGTTTGTTCAATGGTGCCCTTGGTCCAAACATCAATAAGCGTAACAGCACCACCCGGAGTTAGAACTATCTTTCCACCTACAGAATTTACATTTTGTATCTCCAGTGATTCGAAATAGGCTTTCATGCGGACTTTCAGTTTATCAACCTCCGCATAGGTTTGACCTGTTTCCTTATCAACCATTATGATACCACCTGTACTACCACTGACAAATTTCCCTATTTCAAAAGCTTTGTCAGAGGATAACTTGTGCGGGGTACGGTCATCTTTATCTTTCCGCAAGAACATGCTTAATGAACGCAAAGCAGAGAATGCATTATTGTCGGTAGCCGGTGTGGAATCATTTCTTTTAATCAGATAAACCCCACTGCCCCAACCGCCTGTATAAGTCTGACCTTTCAGGGTAAGAGATTCTATCTTGCCTTCGAGGTCCCCTATACGCGAGTAGGCTGCCGTCTCCCCTACTGTATAAATCGGAGAATCATAAGGAAAGTCAAGATTAAACTCGTATCCGATAACCCTTGACTGCCTTCCGTTCTCAAAATAAGCCTTATTGATTAAGTTAACCTTCTGACCGATGCCGTAGAGATTGTGCACTCCGTCCTCACTGTATGCGACATCGGACATCATCATACAGTTGTAAGTGTTGGGGTCTATCTTTGACTTGGCAACGTACTTCTCGGCTTTGTCCTTCAATTCCTGCTCGGCAGACGATACAAGCCCTAATTCGGCTATCTTCGTGCTGTCCCAACCGGATAGAATATAAGTATCCCCATTCTCAGGAATAAGCACTCCGTCCGGAAGCGGTCTGCCGTAGTTCTCATTTCTGACTATTTCCCAAAGTTGTTCATTCTTATTGTCAGGGTCGAATGTCACAGCGAATTCCATACCATTCAACTTGCCGGATTGGAAAATGATTTTCAATTCCTCACCGGAAAGGATATAGTCCTTTGAGAAGGTAATGCCGGTATCCTTGAAGCGGTAGGCATTCCATTTTTCCTCGGTGGTTGTGCCGTCCTCATTCTCCACCTTGTCTGTCACCTCAATAGTTGTGACATCCGACATGGTGCCGACCCTTCGGGGATAGACTTCATCGAAGATAACCACTTGTTCAATGGCTTCCTCGGTAGTCATATCAGGATAAGCGTCTATGTACGGAGTTCCGTCGGGCAACATTAAGCGTTTTTGCACAACGCCGTTCACAACCACCGACTCATCAACCGGACGGTAGTTGGAAGGGATATTCCTTGTGGAACCGAAAGCATATATTCGGGTGGCGTAGGTTGATTGGGAATCGGAACGTGACATCTCTACAACGTTCACCCCGATTTCAAAGTTAACCGCATCGCCAGACTCGCAACGTCCGAAATGGATGATGTTTTCAGTCACCCAACATTCGCAATCCCATTTCTTCGCCATCTCAAAACAGGCGTCAAGGATGTTGATGTTGTCATAAGTCATCAGTAGTGCCTTATTCTCTACAGTGCTGTCAATGGAGAAAACAAAATCCTGTCCTTTATACTTATAGCCAAGAGCTTTCAGATTTCTAAGGACTATACCGGCTTGAACATCAAGTGAAGCGGTGAGGTTCCAGGACGCTTCCTGCCCTGCCGTTTCCGGGGTGTATTTGAAGACTTTGTTTTTCCATTTCCAATAATGGGAGCCAAGCTGCAATTCATAATCATATCCTCCCGTATTGGCGTTGAAGATGGGTTTTTGCAAGTCGCACACCTCGAACAGTCCAAACTCGCATTCCACGTATGATCCTAGCTTGAAGTATATGGGGTTATCCAAAGAAAATTTCAACGTGATGTAATCTTCCTTCATCAACGTAAACTTCCGCTTGCAACCGCCATTGGGAAGGATTGAAAGGATAATATCTCCTGATATGTTTTTAATGTCTATTAGTCCCATACAAGTATTGTATAGCTTCATACAATGTTATGTAGCAAATATACAAATAAATCACATGATAGCATTATATTCAAAGAAAAAATCACGTTGTCCTATCCGCAGGATTAGGTTCCACTAATTTCAAGGAGAAACTAGCGATTCCCCTCATAAACTGTGTAAATTGGTTACATGACAAATAAATAGTCTTATACACAACATTTGGCTGATATTTGCTTCTGATATGTAATACCCCAGTGGCGAGTTCTTCACAAAAAGAATTATATCTAACAAAAAACTGATCTTCGCTTTTAGCCGTAAGATTAAATGTAAGTGTAATATTCCTTTCATCAACCCTGGGATTTGAAGTTATAACTCGCTTGCCGTTTTCCAGGCGTGACTTGTTTTCTATAAACTCTTTCATCGGTGGTGGTGTCATTAACGCCGATAAAGAAGAGGTATCCATACTTATTCCCCATGTGGTATAAGCATCCTTGTCATTTATATAAAATTCTCCTTCCATGTTACATATTTTTAGTATTATCTACTATCTTATCTAATTTCGATCCTAATTCAAGGATAAGCTTTGTGTATTTTACGATATCTTCCAAATAACCGTTAGTAATCACATGCTGATTCAAGATGTTACCCAACGTAGCATTGCCCTCCGTTGAGATAGAGACCAAAGATCCTATGCCGACAACAACATTTATCATTTGGCTCTTTATTTCCTCATTTGAAATCTGCAATGCTGTAAACCTACCGCTTAGTTCTCCTGTATCTTCATGTGTCATTTCAGTGCCAAACCCTCGTTGAGAACCGCCTTGTTGGGGTGTGCTATCTCCGGTCCAACCCATAGCATCTTTTAAAGCATTCCGTTCCGCAAGAGCTTCTGCGACAATGGCGTCCCATTCCGCTTGCGACTTTTCCATTTCTTCCTTGGTTATACCTGCCTTATCATCGTTAGCCTTAGCAAAACTATCATACCAAGCTTGCAACTTGTCTTTGTACTTGTTTCCTACCATTGTAGTGAGAATAGCACGTTGCATATATTGCTCAAAATTCTTAGAGAAGTCCTCTGCGGAGCTGTCCATATTTATAAGCATGTCTACAAAGCTGTCAAACACGCTATCAAAAGACACTTGCGTAAGTTGTTCTTTGATTTGGTTCTGAATATCCTTTATACGCTCTTCGCCATCAATAATCCCTTGCAGATATTCACGTACATCATCATCCAACTTTGACCAAAAAATATCAGCTTCTTTCAGTTTCTCAACTTGTTCTGCTGACAGGTCGAAAAGTCCTGTCATTCTTCCACTTGTCGCTTTATCAAAATCAGCTCCAAGGGCTTCACGTGCTTGTTCCCATCCTTCCTTGCTCATACCCTTGCGGATTCGTACGCCAATAGAGTGAGAACCTGCGGATGCACCTGCGTTCAGTCTTTCTTTACCAAGAATACGGTAACTTTCAATACTTTTTTCCGCCAACTCCAATGCCTCTTTCCCGACCTTATTAGCTTCTACACCGTATGAGGTATTAATGTATTCTTTCTTTTTGTCAATCAATTCGTCCCAAATGGAGTTAAGCGTATCGTACTGTTCCTTCATAGCGTTGTAGTGCGAGTAGTCAGCACCAAACATTCCATCAAGCGCAGACACAACAGAAGAGATTCCGTTGACTGCACTCATGGCACCACCTACGATGTCACCGCTCATAATCTGACCGACACCTGCCGCTGTTTGTCCTAAACCGCTAACAGCATCAATTGCTCCTTGTACTTTTGAATCGTCAAATCCGAAGATACTCCCTATGTTGGAGCTAAACTCTTTGAGCGGACCGGAAAATTCAACGACTGCATTTCCTATTTTCGATATTCCAATACCAATCGCATCCGTATCACCTTTAGCGTTTTTAAGGTAACTGATTCCATTTTTAATGTCCTCCGTAAACTTCTTGAACGGTGATTTACCTGAAAGCGTATCCTTTAAATTCTTGATAGAATCGGTAATATCCTTGATGTTGATTGTGCCGTCCTCTATGCTTTTAAGGTCTTTATCGGTAAATCCTACGGTTTTCAAATCTTCAACGGTAACACCATTCTCTCCAGAAAGGTATGACACAAGTAGCTCGTACTTATCAATGACAGCTTGAATGGCGTTTACCGACTTGTCGGAAGCGTCTTCAAAGAGGTCCGCCATTGCCTTGGTTGATTTCCCATATTGTTCATCCAATGAAGATAATTCGCTTGCCTGTCTTGCCCTTGCGGATGCAATCTCTCCATTGTTACCCCCCTTCTTTATGATGTCCGCTATTTCATCTTCGTACTTCTGCGTGATAGCCTTTCTCTTTTCCTGGTAATCGCCAAACGCAATGAAGTATTCCTGCCATGCTTTTTTGTCAGCATCAAGTTTCTCTTTATTTGTGTCTTTTACATTATTCTCATATTTCTTGTAAGCGTTTTCTTCGGATTCAGCCAACTGAGCTTCCTGCTCATCAGTAAGTTTGCCTTTTTGCTTTTTATTCCATTCCTCACGTTGCTTTTCAATGGCATCAAGCTCTTTCTGATAATCCAAATCTATCTGCGCCAACTTCTTTTCAGTTCCGTCAGCCATGAGATTTATTTCGTCCTGTTGGTTCTTACGACGGATGGAAAGAAGTTCTTCAGCAAGTTGCTCTTGCTGTTTTAGTCTGTCTTCCACTTCTTTTTTGGAATGGCTTTTTTGTTTAGCCAGTTCATTTCCAGTTGCTCCACCCAACTCTTTATATGCCTTTTCAGCGGACAACATCTTATCTCTGGATTCTTTCACCTGTTTCGATGTAGCCGCCTTATCTTTGATTAATGCCTCATATCCTTTTTTCGCTTTTTCCCATTCGGCTTTAGCATTTGCCAAATCTTCCTGATATGTAGTTTCTTTTGTTCCCTGTTTGTTCTCAATTTCCAATTGGGCATTGATTTCCGACAAGACATCCCTTCTTGCGTTTGCCAATTCATTTTTCAGGTCTTCGATACGCTGTGCCTGAACCTTCATCTCGGAACGGTTGTTCTCCTTCTTAGCTAAATTATAAGCCCATTCCGCACTTTTTATCTGTTGTTCCAAGGACTCGACTATAGCCTGCTTTGACTGTGTTCTAGATTTTACAACTTCTTCATTATATGCCTTCCAAAAACCAATCAAATCCTGTATATGACCTTTCTCATCAACATATTTCCTAAAGAGTGCTGGGTATAGTTCCTCAATATCTTTTAAAGCTTTTAGTTTAGTAACATCGGCTTCCACCTCGCTATTAATGGTGCTAACAAGACCTTCCAAAATACGTTTCCGATCTTCCTCGTCCGTGTTGAGTTTTTCTATTTTCTTGTTATATGAATCTAAAGCACGTTCTGCTGACGTTGTATTATCGGATAACGACCACATTGCAACTCCAAGCCCTACAACAGCAGCTGACAATAACACATACGGATTAGTAAGCATAACAGCGTTCAAAGCTTTTTGTGCCGTTGTTTGCAAAACCAGCCATCCGTAGTGGGCACGTTCGGCAATAGTTAGAGCGGCAATACCTGAAGCTTGTAAAGCTTGCAAAGCCGTGACTGTCATCACAGCCACTTTATATACGCCATAAGTTGCTACAAGACTAATAAGGATTTTCCCTACTTTCTCATAATTCTCAACCAAATAAGAGACACCGGACAGAGCTTCGTTTATAATTCCTTCATTGGCTTTCCCTATCTCATTGAACATGGTGGAAACAGCATCCTCTATATTAGAAATTTGCCCAGTGATTGTCTTGGACTGTTCTTGCATAAGGTTGTAGAACATTCCTCCCTCATTTGTAAGGTTTTGGATGACTTTCTGGACTTCCGGGAATCCCACTTTCCCTGCTTCCACTAGACTTTTTACTTCTCCTTCTGCTACTCCGAATACTTTTGCCAATTCGCGAATCATAGGAATACCACGACCTGTAAACTGATTTAAATCTGCGGTATATAACCGTCCTTGCGTCATGGTAGTACCATACAAATACACAATATCACCAAGTGGCTGAGAAAGACCTGCGGCTATGTTTCCAAGACGTATCAAGTTGTCATTTACGTTTTCAACATTTTCTCCATAAGCAAGAAGTTGTTTAGCTCCATTTGCTACGCCTTGAAGGTCAAAAGGAGTGATAGCAGCCGTTTTTACCAATTGTTGCATGAGGGCATTCGCCTTATCCTCACTGCCAAGCATTGTCTTAAATGCAACTTCCAATTGTTGGAATTCTCCTCGGACTTGTGCAATATTTGAAATTAATTCTTTTGCAGTAAAACCAGCTCCGAATGCTGCGGCAGCTCTAGTCATACGGTTAAACAGTTCTTCAATACCTAAACCGCTTTGCTCTATTTGCTTGGACGTGTTTTTTACACCATTCTCTACTTCACGAAGTCTACGTAAGAAATTAGAATTATCACCTGTAATGTCAAAATGTATTCCAGCCATAGGTCTTTTCGATAGAAATAGTTCCG